CAGTTTTCATATTTTTTTTATTAAGTTAATATTTGAAAGAAATTAAATTCATTTCATAAAACACATTATGAATCATAAAATTACTAATGTCAAGCACTTAATTAAATTATTTTAATGATTGTTCAAAATGAGATAAGATTAGAGAGACAAGGGCTTAGGGGAATATTAAAAGATAATAATAAAAAAAAGATTAAAAAAAGTTTGTGAATAAAATGATTTTGAATGTGATTAAATTAGTAAATTATTAGGAGTTAATAAGAGATATATAATATAATAAGTTGACAAAGTGGAATCATGTGATAGGATACAAAAAAACAAAAACAAAATAAATAAACTAAACAAAAAATAGTTTAGTTAAACAAAACATAAAATAAAAAGCTCTTTCTTAATTGTGTATAATGTTTCTTTTTTTTGCTTACTTTTTTTCTTTAAATTTTAGTAAAATTAGCATTTGCTAGCATTAGCTATAAATTAAGTTTACATAATCTATTACAAGAAATCTATTGACAAAATAAGTTTACATAATTAATTTGAAGAAATTGTGAGAGTGATTTATATAAATTAAAATTGATTAAGATTGATTGAATTTGATTTTGATATTAATTGATTATAACTAAAAGTTTTATCTCACTATTTATTAAACAATACGCGCGTATAAATAATGCCCAAAATTGATCCAAATGATTTAAAAAGAAGAAATGAAATTCTAGAATCACAAAAAGATGAGATTTTTTACGATTTCAAATACAATTTATTATCATATCGAGAATTAGCTCGCAAATATGAATTATCTTTGTACGATATAGTCAAATTCTTACAAAAAGATGAATACATAAATGAAGCTAAATTAATTAACGAAGCTAAAGCTATTGACTATTCGCAATTAATGATAGAAGAAGCCGACAAAATAAAAGAAGATTCTACAAATGCAACAGTAGCAAAACAAAGAATAAAAGTTGAAACTTATAAGTGGCTCGCTAAATGCACAGCTCCTAAGCTTTTCAATGAATCCTTTCAAGTTGCTTTGGAAAATAAAAATAATGAGCAACCTAAAGAGCCGTTAATATTTCAAGTAAATCTTAATAAAAATTAATTTGGAAGTCTCACTTCACAAACGCCAATCTGACTGCTTCACATCTACAGCCACAGAGATTCTCTACGGTGGAGCGGCTGGAGGGGGTAAGTCTCACTGTATGAGAATTATTGCTATATTCTATGCTTTAAGTGTCTCAAATATTCAAATTTACTTGTTTCGTCGATTGTCCGAAGATCTTAAAAAGAATCATTTAGACGGCTCGTCGGGCTTTACTAGCTTGCTTTCAGAATATATTGAAAATGGATATTGTCGCATTAATGCATCAACTGCACAAATTATTTTCAAAAACGGCTCAAAAATCAATCTTTGCCATTGTCAATATGATAAAGATGTGCTGAAGTATCAGGGTGTTGAAATTAACTTGCTCTTGATTGATGAACTTACACATTTTAGCGAATATATATATAAATTCTTAAGGTCTAGGGTAAGACTGGGTGGCTTAACAATTCCCGGCAATCTTAAACAATCATTGCCAAAAATCATTTGCTCCAGTAATCCCGGGGGAGTTGGTCACGAATTTGTTAAATCTTATTTCATTGAAAATAAAGAGTCGATGAAGCTTTACAGAATGCCAAAAGAAGAAGGTGGAATGCTTAGGCAATTCATACCTGCCAAGCTTTCAGACAATCCGACAATGACTGAAAATGATCCACTTTACGCCGAGAAACTTCTAGGACTTGGTGGGGCACTAGCAAAAGCAATGTTAGAAGGTGATTGGGACGCTATTGAAGGGGCTTATTTCGATACATTTGACGCTTCAAAACATGTCTTAGATTATGTAAATATCCCGCATGATTGGTTTAAAATCCGTGCTTTCGATTGGGGTTATTCTAAACCTTTTTGTGTTCTTTGGGGCGCTGTGTCCGACGGCTCACTTGTTGATTGTGGAGGAATTAAACGAAGCTTTCCAAGAGGTGCAATTATTATTTATCGTGAATTCTACGGTTGCACGGGTAAAGCTAACGAAGGCTTAAAGATGGGAAGTGCCGAAATCGCTAAAACTATAAAAGAGTTACAAATGGGCGAAAAAATGGATGAAATGAGAGCCGACCCCGCGATATTCGATGTTTCATCTGGTCAATCAATAGCTAATCAGTTTGAAGCTCAAAATATAGGTTGGCTACCAGCTGACAATAAAAGGGTTGCTGGTTGGCAACAAATAAGAGCTAGACTATCTAACAATGAAGATGGTAAGCCTCTTTTATACATTACTAAGAATTGCCGTAATTTACTTAGAACATTGCCGTTGATGCAATATGATAAAAGTAAGCCAGAAGATTTAAATACTGAGATGGAAGATCATGCCGTTGATACTTTAAGATATTTATGTATGACAAGACCCGTTGTCGTGGAGATTAAAAAGCAAATGACAATGAAGGAATCAATGGATTATCAACTCCAAGTGCAAAGATTAATTGATGATATAAAGAAAGAAAATTTACTATTGACAAAGAAAAATAAATAAATATTATAAAAAAATATGAACATGAATCAAATCGAAACACAAGACGAATTAACTACAGCGAAAGGCGAACGGGCTCTAGTCGAAATTTGGAAGCGTGAAATTGACAATGCTAAAAAATATCACGAAAAAACCAAAGAAACGGCTAAAAAGTTTCAAGAGATTTATGAGTCCGAAGAGTCTGAACAAACAAAAGCTGAAATTAATAATCAATTTCCTATTTTCTGGAGCAATACGCAAGTTTTACGCCCACTTCTTTTTAGTAAACTTCCGAAAATTAACATAACTCAAGCAAATTATAACAACAATGAAATTGCTAGAATTGGAAGCGAACTAATTGAAAGATTATTGACTTATCTACTAAAAGAATCTGATGCCGAAAATCAAATTGAAAAAATTAGAGATACTTTTCTAGTCCAAGGTATTGGTATTCCCCGCATTGTGTTTGTTCCACCTGAGCCGATCGAAACTAAAATTAAAAAGAAAAAAGAAAAGCCAGAAACTGAAGATAAAAGCGAAAATGAAGACAATTATAACGAAGTTGAGAATGAAGATGAATCATCAACTAAAGATGCTTCCGAAGATATGGCAGAGGGAGAAACTCCCGACATTGAAGAAGAATCAATTTATGATGTTGATGAATCAAAGAAATCTTTTAAAATAGAATTTGTTGATTATCAAGATTTTCTCAAATCAACTGAGAAAGAATGGGAAAGATTACGCTGGGTTGCTTTTAAAAAATATTACTCTCGAAGGGAGTTAATTGAATATTTTGGTAAGAAAGGCGAGAAAGTCCCAATGACTAACAAAAAATATGAATATCTTGGAGAAGAAACCGAAGATTTATATAAACTTTGCGAAGTCTGGGAAATATGGGACAAAGAAAACAAAATTTGCCATTTCATTACCTTTGCTGGTGATGGATATGTTTTATCAAGCGAAGAAGACGGATATAATTTAAAGAATTTCTTCCCGATTCCTATGCCAATGGGTCTTAATGAATCAAAAAAATTATTACCTTGCCAGCTTTACGGAAAATATAAGCATTTAGCCAATGATTTAAGCGATGTTCATGACAGAATTGCAAGTTTAGTTAAACAAGCTAAATTTACTGGTGCCTATACTTCATTTGCTGAACAAAGCGATGTTGAAAATATAATGAATGGCGATGATGGCGAATTTAAACCACTTAAAACAAACTCCAATATTGATGACGCTAGAAAGCTTGTTGTATTTAAGCCATTAACTGAAATTGCCAACACAATTACAGTTCTAAGACAAGAAAAACTTGCTTTAAAAAACGATATTCAAGAAATTACAGGATTAAGTGATATTGTTAGGGGTTATTCAATAGCTTCTGAAACGGCAACAGCACAACAACTTAAAGGCAATTTTGCAATTAGTCGAATCCAACCGCTACAAAAAGAAGTTGAGTTTACTATTAGAGATACATTAAGACTATTAGCTGAATTAGCCGTTGAAAAGCTTTCTATGAATGAATTAATGGAAATTACAGGTTTAATTTTACATGATGTTGAAGCAATTGCACAAGCAACACAAGAAAAACTTAACGCACAAGTTCAAGAAGCGATTTCAATGCTAAACCCACAAGATCCGCAATATAAAGAAAAGGTTCAAGCTTTACACCAACAAGCAAGTGCGGGTTATGATAAAACCATGGCTAAAATTAAAGAAGATTTAAAAGGTTATGCCATCGAATATAGAAAACTCAAGGATTTAGAAAAATTGTTAAAGTCTGATAAGTTAAGATGCGTAAATATTGACATTGAAACCGATTCAACTATTAAAATTGACCAAAACCAAGAAAAACAAGATAGAGTTGCTTATATTCAAACAATATCAGGCATGGTTCAAGCTATGGCTCCAGTTGTTCAAAGTGGTGTTGTTTCAAAAGAAGCTTTAAATGAGTTTATTATTTTTGCTTCAAAACCTTTTAAAGTAGGTCGCAATCTTGAGAATTTCTTAAGAAGCAACGAAGATGACAATAAACCCGATGCCCAAGAAATGATGGCTCAAATGGAAATGCAACTGAGACAAAAAGAAATGGAAATGAGACAAATGGAGTTGCAATTAAAACAACAAGAATCAATGGGCAAGTTAGATATTGAGCAACAAAAAGTTAATGTCGAAAAAGCTAAATTACTGAACCAACAAAACGAATTTGAAACAAAACTAGAATTTGAAGATGTTAATAAACAAGCTGACAGAGAATCTAAAAGACTTGATTTAAAAGTAAAAGCTGGAACGGAAATTGTTAATGAACAAATCCGAAACGCTAACCAACCAACGGAGATTTAATATGCCATTAAAAAAAGGTTCATCAAAGAAAGTGATTTCTGCTAACATTAAAAAAGAAATGAAGGCGGGAAAACCGCAAAAACAAGCTATTGCTATTGCCTTGTCTACTGCCGGTAAATCTAAAAAGAAATAATTATGAAAAAAGGTTTATACGCTAATATTCACGCTAAAAGAAAAAGAATTGAAGCTGGATCTGGCGAAAAAATGAGAAAAGTAGGAACAAAAGGAGCTCCTACTGCTAAAAATTTTAAAGAAGCTAAAAAAACTGCTAAAAAATAAATATGCCAAAAAAATCTGTTAGTTTAAGTTTAGGCA